CTGTCATCATAGTTCCAGATAAGAATACTACGAAGTGCTTGTGAGTTATAGTCTTGTAGGATTTTAATCTTTTCTGCTTTGGTCTTTGCGTTCGATACCTTTTGCAGAATTTCCGAAAGAAGCAAACGATTGCTTGTATTCATTGACATCTTAAAATTCTCCGATTTTATCAAGTAATGTAATAAGTTGGTTGCTCACAAAATAATTATACATTTTGTTTCTAGGAGCAGGGGTCAGTGAATCGAAAGACTCAACAATTCTTTCTTCGACCTCTACAGGTATATAGGAGAAATCAATCAGGGTAAGATTCCTCTTATAGTTCTGCAGTTGTTCTTCATTGCAGAACTGCTCTGGGGAAAGATTCACAATTCTCTCTAGAGTCTTCTTCTGAAGTGGTCGTTGTCTCTTACCTTCAACGAAGGTATCATCTGGTGATAGGTAGTTTGGAATACCATCAGACTTATCACCCTTGAGTACATGCTCAAGAATGTATACTTTTGGATCCATTCCAGAAACAAACTTCTTCATCACTGGATTGTATTGCTTCAACCAAGGATACTTTTGCAGTTGGATGAAGTCTTTATCACCAGATAGAATAAGAACCTTTATTGCTGGTTGCATATCTCGCTGCAACCTGATGTTGGTAAATGCTTGTTGCTTCGTCAGTACAGAAATAATGTCATCTGCTTCTGCACCATCTACTTCCATAACTTTGTATGGCATGTATTCACGAATTTCATCACGAATTTGATTTAGAATCTCGAAGATAGAACCCCAGTTAAAACTAGACTTCTCTCGATCTCGTTTTCGTGTTCCCTTGTAGTAAGGAAAGAATTCTCTCCTCCAATAACGCTTGGAGTCATAACAAAGGACTAGTTCGCCATACTCCTCACCAAACTTCTGATTATACATCCGAAGAGAGTTGAGTACCATATGGCGAACTAGTCCTGCATCAAGTTCATTAGATAATTGAATCTGAACCATCAGATTAGAAATCATCACTTGGTTCATGTCGATAAGGATCATGTCAGTTATTCATCTTCCTCATCAAGCATATCATCATCGTCGCGGAATGTCAAGTAAATCAGTTCGTCTCTTAAGATTTGGCCTTCATCGTCCAGCATCTCAGGATGAGTGATGGACTTTGCATAACCAGCGTTCTGATACCAGGCATCAAAAATATTATTAGCAAACCACCCTGCCATAAATGCAAGGATGAATGTTCCAATTGTTAAAAAGAATGCAATGTAAATGAATTCTATGTGTTCTAGCATGGGGTCCTCCTGCTAATGTTTGCGATGATAAAGGATCCCAACCTCCTATTCTAAACTTAAAACTATTTAGTATCAGATAAGACCTTTAGACATTAGATACTGAACAGATTCAGTACAACCACCTAGAACTTTATCATCTAGAATAACTCTAGGAAAAGTAGATCCTTGACCAAACTGAGAATAGAACTGTTCTCTAGTAAAGTCACGATCTAAAATATATTCTGCATAGTTATAACCTTTAGCAGAAAGAACTGTTTTAATTTTATCGCAATAAGGGCATCCAGTTTTAGTATAAACTGCAAACTTCATTTCACATTCCTCCTAATTGTTTTAATGTATTATCAAGATCTGATTGTATTTCATCAATCAGATCTTGCTTTTCTAATTTATCGTCAACAATATTACTCATAATATCAAGAGCACCAATAAGTGTCTTCTTGTATAGTTCAGAAAATTCAGAAAAATCAGGTTCTTCTATCTTAAATTCTTCTTGTTCCATAATTGATTACTTTTGATCGGGGCAGCAGGGATCGAACCTGCGACCTCTGGTTCCCAAAACCAGCATTCTACCGCTGAACTATGCCCCGTGGCGGAAGGTGGGAGAGTCGAACTCCCAAGGGCTTTAACACCTCAACTGTTTTCAAGACAGGTTCCGTCGCCAATCGGATTGACCTTCCATTTGATTGACCTCCATATTATATAGGAGGTGTTGGGGACTTGTCAATCCCCCCTTTTTTGTAGATTCTTTCTCCTAGTATCCCAGATAATCAATCCCATGATGATTGCCATCAGAAGGTAATCATCTATCAATACCAGAAGAAAGATACCTAGAGCAAACCACATTAGAATACTAAAGTCAGTGCTCCCCATCCAACCAAAGCAGCAATCAACCATCCAAGAACTTTATAATAAGTTTTGATAGGAGTGCCAAAGTATTGCTGACCGATCAGCAGACACTTGTGCATCGGTGAGATGATGTACCCAGCATACTCCACACAGAGGAACCATGTCAAGTAGCCAGGACCAAATGCCTTGGCAAGCAGCGAGACGATGCCAGCATACTTACCAGAGGAACCCATGGCGAACGATGCCAGGAACCCCACCACAGAGACCGTATAGAGGGCAGCAGTGCCCTGTTCAGCAGTCAGTTTCAGGTATTCCATGACTGGTTCTTTGATCTCGCCCATCACTGCAGCAAGGGTAAGAACCAGTGCTGCTAGACCAGCAAACTTCCAGTTGATATAACGACCCCACTTCCAATCATTACAGATGAATGAATAGTAAGCAGCGAGACCACCAAACCAAACAGAGAACAGATAAGGCAGATCAGGATCTCCATAGCAAACCAGGAACCACATCGTAGCAACGATAGGTGCCCAACCTCTCAGAAGTCTGTTCCAACTAAAAGTACGGGTTTCTTGGATAATCTCCACATCAGTTTCCTTTACATAAGCAAAGATAAAAGATCCAGCAAACGCAAGTGTAATGATGAGGGGAACCAAAGTATATCCTAGAAATTGTGTGTAGGATAGACCCAGTGCTGCCATCGGAAGAACCACAGTCTTCTCAAGTGGCGACCACCAGTAATAGTGGTGAGTAGAAAGATAATCTACGATACCAAACTTGGAACGAGATTGTGATTTATCCGAAGCGATGGAGTCCAGAAGGGGTGCCGACATAACGACACGCCCTTCGATGGGTAGAACACCACCAGCTAAAGCAGTAGCAGCAACAACAAGTCTATTTGACTTGAAGATTTTTCGTAGTGCTACGAATACTTCGTTGAGCACTCCGTATTGTTTTACGAGACCACCGACAATCATAATGCCGATGATGTAAGGGAGAAAGAGAAGTTTCTCCCAGATACCCATTGCCAAGTCCATAACTTATCAGAAAGTGAACTTGGTCTGAATCACACCACCCCAGTTAGAAGAGGCGTTTTGGAATGCTTGGTTGTTAGCAACATAGATGATAGCAGGAGTGATGCTAATGTTGTCGCTCACACGATACTTATAGAAGATTTCAAGCAGACCAGCTTTCTCACTGAGACCAGCAGCATTGCCAGGTTGACCATAAGCAACACCAGCAGAGTTGCCCTTAGCAAACACATCGCTCCACTGAAGACCAGCGAACCAAGTGGAAGTGTTGGTAGCATTGTTAGGAGTCGAAGGACCGCTAACAGTGTTCCAGCTATAACCACCACTCACAGAAGGAATGATGCTGGAAGTCTTGGGTTGCCAATAAGCGTTCACAGCATAACCGTTGGACGATTGACCAGCGGCGAGAGTACCGTTAGCACCAAGAACACCATTGTAAGTACGAACACGGGTGCCTTGAGTACCATAACGATAACCAAATGCCACACCCCACTGAGGAGCACGATAACCAATCTGTGCCAGGGTATTGAGAGCACCTTGCTCATTGAACACACCAGTGTCACTGTTGTCGCCTTGTTGGGCAACATAGTTTACACCAGCAACGAATCCACCTTTCTTGCCAGGTTGAACATACTGAGCACCAAAACCAGCACCAGTTGCTTTGTTGTAAACACCAGGAGCACCAGCAGTGGTGAAGAAGTCAAGGATTTCCGAACGGTAAGCGGTAGGAACCCATGCCATTTCAGTGTTACGAACCAGAGCACCAGCAGTAAGAGTTACACCCTTACTGACAGGGAACTGATAGTACAGACGGTCAATGAAAACTGAGTTCTCATAAGCTTCTGCTTTATCCAGTTTCAGGATAGAAGAGGAAGTGCCGAAAGGTTGAGCACTGAAGTTACCAGAACGAAGACGAGTACGAAGCAGGTCTTTGCCAGTAAACGAAGTGTCAAAGTTCAGGCGAAGGTCATAGTTGAAAGCAGTATTTCCAACATTAGCACCATTCGTGGTACGAGCACCAGGAACACCACCAAGAATAAAGTTTGCTTCACCCTTCAGTTTGGTAGTGGTGGAGAATTGAGTTGCTTCCAGTTGACCAACTTTAGCTTCAAGTCCGTCAACACGACCACGAAGAACAGAAAGTTCTGTTTGGAACTCGGCAAGAA